TAGTTAAACCTATATGGAGATATATTGACAGAGGAGAATTAACTCATGACATCTCGTACCAGGTCTAGACCTGACGTATATGAGTCGTATCTAAAGAAAAGTCCGCTATATTATCATACCGATTCGTATCCAGGTAAACTGTCTACAAGTAGACAAGAGCCTGATGAGATACTTTGGTATGTTAGCGAAACTAACTCTATGAACGATCATGTCACCGATGACTATTACAAAATTGTAAAAGCCAAAGGTAATCTGCCAAACAATCCCATGACAAAATTTGACACCTTTCAAGGTGTCTTTATCCCATTTGAAACTAGTTTCAAATCTGCCTATACTTACTATATTTCTACAAGTAAGTATTCAGGCATGAGGACTCTCGCTGATGAGCGAACAGTCTACGGGAATATGTCGGGTGCGTTAAAATATGACGGTAAGGCGTTGCTCTCAGATGAGATCGAACTCCTAGTAAACCAGAGTGTTACCTCAGCGTATGCCAAAATGAATAAGGCGTCTGCTGAAATACTTGTGTCCATAGCCGAAGCATCTAAGTCAGTAATGACTGTTGCTAGAGCTATGTTCCAAGGTGCACAACTGTTTGCGTCACTTCGTAATGTCGTGAATATAAAACACGGCAATACGCCCAGAGCCTCGGTCGTTTTCACAAACGTCCTGGACTCAGTATCTGATATTTATTTAAGTATTAGATATGGGTGGAGACCTTTAAGTTACGAGGTCGCTGATATTTCTACGGCTATTGCCGATACATTGATTCCCTTATATAGGAAAAAGTATCGGAAGTCCGCGAAAAGAAAGCGAACCGTACAATTGCCAACAAGTTATGGCACTTCCACGTACAATGATATTAAATTTCATTGGAAGGAAGAGGTTGAAGTGGAAATTAAAGTCCGTACTTCTGTTGTATTTCAAGCTAGCCGCGATGCGGTTACTGAGGTACAACGAGTATGGGGCGTAGGCCATATTGGGTCAACCATTTATGAGTTGGTCCCTGGCAGTTTCATTTTAGATTGGTTTTTTAATTTCAATAGTGTCATAAGATCCTGGGAAGTAAATCCAGGTTTTACGGTAATATCGAATACAACAACCACTGAAGTGATAACCACTACGAAGAAGCGTATAGTTTCGTTGACAAAACTGGTGCCCGATACTACATCTGGGCAACACACTAATACCTACTCAGGTAGGTTTAGTGACGTTGAGTCTGTAACGAAGGTAATACACAAGGAACGGTTTAATTCACCGGGCCGCGTGTTCTTACCTAGCTTCGAAAACGAACTTGATTTTATGAAAGTTTTTGATCTAGCCGCAATAGGGTTTTCCTTAGCGCGAACTAGTAGTCATAACTTAAATAGCCTCAAGATTTAACCCAATATACCCCCACCTTTACAGGTGTAAGGAATACATTATGGCTAAATTAGCCTTTACTTCTAACGCGGTTGCCCGCGAAGCAATCTCGCTTACGCATAATGCGGATTCGGAGCTATTAATCATAGCTTCGGAACATTCGCATGATAAGCCTTCAACTATTGAAATCAAGCGCACGCTTGCCACTCCTAACCAAAACCGTCGTGTTAATGTTACACGTCGTGTTACGGAAGTAGTGAATGCAGGTACTGAGCTTGAGTCTTTAGAGACGGCTTTTATCAAATACAATATCAGCGCTACAGCCAACTTTCCGGATGCCACTTTAAAGGCAATGGAAGATGACGTTGTAGGTGTAGTAGCAACCGATTGTGTGCAACAAGCACGCCAATTCGGTTATATTGATCTTGAAGCTGTTTAATACAGTTTTCATAATCATGCTATTACGGATATGCCCATTTCGGGCTCTGGTACATTAACAAGTACCAAATGGATTTGAACGTAAGGATAAATTATTATGCCTGGATTAGACATAATGAGAGGGTGTGCAACTTTAGTTGTAACCTCTCCGTTGGAATACACCAACAAGGAGTTGAAACGACGAAATAAAGTCAAGCTTAGCGTACGGGAAATAAAACAACCGCACAAAAGGTCTGACAGACTCGTTTCTAATGATTTACTTCTAAAATTTAAAATGAATGCTAAAAAGTCTAGTAGACTCCCATTTCGCCTTTTGGGCAAATATGTGGAAGCGACTGGTCTGGATAGCTTAACACTGGAGAACGTCTATGCGAAAATTCGCAATGGTGATCGAAGTGTTGTTTCAGATATTAAAACAATTGCGGCTATGGAAAAAGCCAAAATAAATTGTGTTAATGATGTAGCTCGTTTTAGAGCCTTGTATCAAGCGGAAAAGCTTCTAGCTAAGTACCCTTTTACAGGCGATAAAGACAACTGCAGGCGTAATGCCATAAGCAGATTCCTGGAAGCCGAAAATATGTGTAAAACTACGAATGATCGCTTGCGATCTCGTAGACATCACATATCGGAAGAACTTCCCGACCTTTATGATATACATCATAATGCTAGAAAAATCATTGCCCAGATTTTGGGTAGTTTAGATATTTCTAGGCTCGTTGATGGAAACCGAACTGGACCTGGGTTAAGCTATACGCTTAACAAAGGAAATGCAAAAGAAACAACTTTGTATTTTAAGTATGCACGTGAACAATCTGTTACACGTGAAGCTCATCTATTCGGCTGCGGCATGATCGCTCGAGACGTACACTGGATGGAAACCCTTGGCGAAGTAACTTCGTCGGGGTGCCCATTAGTAAGAAATCTCAAAAGCGACACGAAAACTCTCGGTTTAGCTGTTAAGCTAATCGCGGGGAATCGTATTACGTTTGTACCTAAGGACTGCACAACGGATCGCGCAATTGCGATTGAACCTAGCTTAAACATTATGTTACAGTTAGGCGTTGGCACTCATATAAAAGACCGACTAAATCTTTGGGGAATTAACCTTCGAGATCAAAATCGGAATAGGCACATGGCCTATTTGGGATCATTAGCAAATCAAGAAAATCCACTTTGTACCATCGATTTAAGGATGGCAAGTGATACGATTTCCTTGGAAACAGTGCGAACGTTGCTACCAGGAGACTGGTTCGACTATTTGTACAAGCTAAGATCACAATCCGGTGTACTAACTCGCCTTGACGGCGAGAAAGAAACCGTTTTATATGAAAAGTTTTCCTCTATGGGAAATGGTTTCACTTTTGAACTTGAGTCATTAATATTTTTTGCTCTGACTCTGGCCACACGTAATAGTGTGCGTCCAGATGCTACAAAGGACCATCGCGCTGATATTTCTATTTTCGGCGACGATATAATTTGCAGGCAATCAGATGTAAAACAACTAACTCATGTTCTTAACCACTACGGATTCGAAATTAACCAAGACAAGAGTTTTGTCGATGGCCCGTTTCGTGAATCGTGTGGAAGTGATTTCCTCTTAGGAATTGATGTTCGCCCCTTTAGCTTAAAACGCGAGGTAGCTAATCTTTCTGATCTTCACTTTGTATGTAATTCACTTATGTACAAAGGGATTAGTCAAAAGACTACGCTACATCACGACGCTTATAGTATGCTGTTTTCATGCATACCTAACCGTCACGTTTTGCCAGGTCCAATGGTTTTTGACATTGGAAAACCGATGAAGTACGAAAAGGATGATTACAATGCACTTAAGCGCCAATTGACGCTTAGCCTTGAATCAAACCTCCGTGCTCCATTGTCCTGGGCCCTCAGTAACGGCTTTTACAAGCTATCGCCGGCCTACCATTGTATGGTAGTTCCGACACTGAGTGTGTTAGCGCCTAAACATACTAAGGAGTATGTTCGGGATAAGGGATTCTCTGCTGGAAGATACCAAATTTTCTTGCAGGGAGTTCTTAGTGGTGACATTATCCTGCGTAATAATACATTACGTAAGATTCGTTTTGAACCTTGTTCTCGATGGGATATCGATAAACAAGAAGACAAGCGTTTTATACCCCCTGATTTTTACTAAGGGGGGTTCGGCTTAGCCGGGTTGACAAGGGAAC